ACGACAAACATTATGTCGGCAACGAACATGATGATTGAACCCAGCGACATTGAGATCCCAAGGATCAACGTCGTTCAAAAAACATCCGAGATCGAGGCCCCCTTTGGGAGTGTTGTTCTCGACAAACAATTCGTCATCGCAAACCCCGAGTCGGCGGTGCCGTGCATTCCGGTCTCTGTGACCAAAGGCTGGAGGGAGGACATCCCCTACGACGAGGACGAAGTGCCTCGTATCGCTCACTCACCAGAGGAGCGGGACGAGATCGCCAAGACCTCCGACTACTCCATGTTGGAGTTTGCGGACATCACCCTTCTCTTTGAGAAGCCGGACAAAACTGACGTAGGGGCGGCTTACCCGTTTCCTATCGGTGACAAGATGTTCGCCCTCGGGCGGATCAACGTCGCCAAGGACGCGTACCGCCAGACCTTCAAAAGGCTGGCTACGTTCACCCTGTTCAACCCCGATACTCCACCCTCCACTCGGGCGTGGGACTTCACCTCGTCTGTCATCAGTCGTGGCAAGTATTCGTGGTACGCCCCGTCCCTCACGTTCACCGACAAGGAGAGCAGTGAGGCCGTCCAGAAGTTCTGTTCCACCTTCCTCCGCTAATGTCTGAGATTGATACACAGACTGTGGAAGAAGAGGTTGTCATGCTTGGTGGCATGATTGAGGAACTCGACAAGAGCATAGAAACCGCATACGAAAGTAAGCGGAAGCTCATCTCCATCCAAACCGCCTTGGCCAGCACCATTGACATGGAGCTTCCAGTAAACGACAAGAGTCAACTTAACTTGACCTTTGTCGTGGACGGGGAAGAAGCCGATGTGGACAAAGTGGAGAACTAACAAGTCAGGTATCGCGGCGGGACAACCGGAGTTTATAGTGTTCTCTAGTTGTTCTGGTTAAAGCATCGCCTTGGTGGTAATCGCGTAAAAGCCACCGCACTTTAGCCCCTCACTGGTCTTTGTTATATTCCGCCAGTGGGGGGCTTTCTTTTGAAAAGCTATGGAAACCTACGCCCTCGACTACGAAACTTACTACGATAAACAGTGCAGCATCAGGACGCTCGGCCCACTGGGTTACTTTTCCCACCCTGAGTTTGACGCCTACCTGCTCACCGTCAAGGGAACCGACGGCACGGAGTTCGTCGGCCATCCCAAAGAGTTTAACTGGAATTTACTAATTGGTAATACGGCCCTGAGCCACAACGCAGCATTCGATGAAACCTTATATTTATATGGCGCGACCCAATCGTGGTGGCCGGAAGTCACGCCCGTCGCGTGGCATTGCACAGCGGATCTGGCAGCGTATTGCCGCCTTCCTCGCTCGCTCAAAGGAGCGACTCATACAGCTTTTGGACTAGAGGTGGACAAGACCACCCGCGACAACATGAGCGGGAAGAGGTGGGAGTCGATGACCGACGAGTTCAGGGCCGAGGTTAGCGCCTACGCCGTCAAGGACTCCGAGCTTTGCCTTCGCCTGTGGGAAGAATTCAGTGACCGCTGGCCAGAGGAGGAAAGAATAATTAGCACCCTGAACAGGAGGATATGTCAGGGCGGCATACCCATCGACACGGACCTCCTGAAGAAGCAACTGGAGACGATCAACGAGAAGTTGTTTGAGGCCGAGTCCGGTATCCCATGGCTCGGAAGTAAACCCCTCTTGAGCCGTGCTGCATTCGACGAGGAGTGTCAGAAGGTCGGACTGGAGCCGCCTGCAAGTTTGGCAAAGACCAATCCAGAGAGCAGGAAGTGGATGGATTACAATAGCCAGAAGCACAACTGGATCGCGGCCACGCAGAACTGGCGGAGGATCAACGCCCTCAAGAAAAAGGTGGAGAGCTTCGACGTAGCCACAATGCCAGACGGCAGATACTACGGAGGCTTTATGTATTTCGGGGCGCACACAGGGCGCTTCAGTGGGAGCGGTGGGAACCTGAACCTTCAGAACCTTCCTCGCGAGGAGACGTTTGGGATCAACCTCCGTAACCTCATATCTACAAAAGAAGGTAAGCGGTTAGTGGTGGCCGACCTGAGCCAGATCGAGGTGCGGACATTATGCTGGCTGGCTGGAGACAGAAACATGCTCACGGAGATCGAGGAGTGTGATGATATTTATGAAGCCTTTGCGATCCGGTTTGGTCAGTGGGAGAAAGAGAACGGGCCGCTCAAACAAGACCCCAAACTCAGGCACAAAATTAAGGCGATGGTTCTGGGGTGTGGGTATGGCGCGGGTAAAAAACGCTTCGCGGAGATGTCGGGGATGACACAAAAAGAGGCGGGCGCAGCAGTCGATCTTTACCGTAGCTCAATGGATTCAGTGACACGGCTGTGGCGAGAATTCAACAACGACATTGTAGGCGCATATAACCTATCGGAGCAGGGAATGCCCACGCCGTTCACGGTGGATCTGCCGAACGGACGGGTGCTGGACTACGGTATGATTTCGGCGGACAATGTTGAAGGAGGCCGGATACAACACACCGCCTACTTCCCCAAGGGAGTGAAGATGGTTCCCATCAAATTGTGGGGCGGGTTTATTGCGGAGAACGCTTCCCAAGCTCTGGCCCGAGATATTTTTGCGGACATGCTTGTCAGGGTGTCGAACGCGGGGCATAACGTCATCATGCACGTTCACGATGAGATTGTGGTTGAGGCTGACGCCGATAAAGCGGAAGACGCACTGGCAGACATCCTGAGCATCATGTCCACCCCACCGGAATGGATTGCTGACCTCCCGCTCGCCGCCGAAGGGACGACACTAACCCGATACACAAAATGACTTATCGCTATATTGAAAATCTACGCAGTGCTGCCGCAAGAAAGACCGCCGACCTTTCCAAATTCAAACCTTCAGTCCCACAGTTCTCCTCCAAGGCAGGATACAGGGCGTGGTGTGCAGACACAAAAACCAAACATATATTTTACTCCACGGTCGAGGGACGCGCCCCATCGAAAAGGGTATCCTCTGAGAACCCCACCAACAAAGTCTACGGCATCGTGGCCGACTACGACGCGCCCGTAAACTGGAGCATGGTGGACGGGAAGATAGCGACCATCTGTGCGAATAGCCTGCCTACATGGCGGTCGAAAACATACAGCGGATACATCCGTCTGGTCTGGGAATTTGAGAAGGCGGTTCCCGTGCCGCCGGACATGTTTGCCGCGTTCGCCAAGGAGCTGAAGAAGATCCTGAAGCTGAACAAAATCTTCGCTGGCTTCGACGAGACCTCATTAAACCCATCACAGTATTTTGAGTTGGGGTCTGACTGGCACAAGATTGGGACGCCCTTACCCAAATCAGTCGTCCACACAGCCCTCCTCAAGGCAGCAGAGACCAGCCCGCCGCAATCTGGGGACACTGCCATCCCTATTGACGTTGTTGCGGAGAAGGTGCAGAGCACCTACAGCCATCGGTGGGTGGGTCCGTTTGAAATCGGGAGCAGGGGGCCACTGTTCTGGATCGACGACGGGGTTGACCGTGAGGGGTGTCAGGTCACCGACGACGGGATGATCTGCTACAGCGACAGGGCCGGACGCGGATTCATATCATGGCGCGACATCTTTGGGCCGTCCTTCGTCGAGGAATATGAGCAGAAGAAACTCGGCGCTCTTCTTGACGAATACTGGTTCAATGGGAAGCGGTTCTTCAAGCTGTTGAACAACATCGCCGTGGAGATACCAAGGGACCAACTCGTTCTGGAACTCCGACAAATGGGGTTCTGCCCCCAACAAAAAAAGGGCAAGCCCCTGTCGGAGGTTGAATCCGCGATCCTCGTAATCAGCAACCAGAACCGCATCACGGAGATTGCTCCGGTGGTCTTCTCAAAAGAACGCGTGGTGGAAGAAAGCGGCAACCGTATCCTGAACACATCCACTGTAGAACCAGTAGAACCTGCGGACGATGGAGACCCGACGCATTGGCCATTCCTATACGCATGGCTGCATCAGCTTTTTGAGAACTCCACCCCCCGACCAACCATCGAATACTTCTTGGCGTGGATGAAGAGATTCTACGAGGCGCTCTTGGACCGAGAGGCGAGGCAAGGTCAGGCGCTGATTCTGGTGGGACCGACCAACAAGGGCAAGAGCTTGCTCTCCAACAGGGTCATCTCGGGACTGGTGGGGGGCTTCTCCGACGCATCCGATTACCTGTCTGGCCACACCAAGTTCAACAAGGATTTGGGCCGCGTAGCGGCATGGGTGATCGACGACACAACGAGCGCCAGTTCGTTTCAGGATCAACGGAAGGCAACCGAACTGATCAAGCGGGCCGTGGCCAACCCACGCATTGAATACATGGCCAAATACGCGGACTCCATATCTATCCCATGGGCGGGGCGAGTAATCATGTCACTGAACATGGACGCCAACAGCTTATCCGTGATCCCTGCCCTTGACAGCAGCAACCGTGACAAGCTCATGGCCTTAAAGGTGCGCGACAACGCGACAAGCAACTTCCCACCGAACAAAATGCTGGAAGCAACGATCAAGAACGAGTTGCCTTACTTCGGTAAGTGGCTTGTGGACTGGATAGTCCCGCAAGAAATAGAATCCTACGGACGCTTTGGCATTGTCAGCTTCATCGACATCTCAGTCTCGGCGGCAGCCTATGACAATTCCAGCCGCTCGGCAGTGGCTGAACTGGTCGAATTCTTTGCGAAGAAATGCCGCGCCCTGAACGATACTCACAAAACATGGGAGGGAACCCTGACCGAGTTTCAGGTCACCCTGCACGACTTCAACAATGGACGCAACGTGGGCATGTCCAATAACCTTGAGTTTGTCCGGCGGGGAATGTCCGCACTGGAGGAGGCGGGGAAGGCCAACTCGAATATCCGCCCAATCAGGTCAACCGGACGAGGGGGTGGGAAAGTCTGGACAGTGAGCATAGAGGCGCAGTATGACATCATCCCTTCCACTATAGCCGTATCATAGGGACAGGGGCGCTCTCAGACTGGAGATCGGGATGTGGTAACCCGACACCTTGTAGACAAACCCGTATTCGTCCTCATCCCCCTTCCTCTTGAACTCGCCCTGTTCCAACAGGCGGTTCTTGGTTATCCATCCCAGCATCCACGCCCGTGTCAGATCCTTGCGGACGCGGACAAAGAAGTAGTGGCTGGCACGAAGCGGCTTGCTCTCCCCACAGACCACCGAGGCCGTATAGTGGAGCTTGGGCTTGTCGCGGCATGTCTTCGACTTTACGTCGATCTTTCTATTCCCCATTAAGTAGTCATGGGTCATGCTGTAGTTGCCGACGTATTTCGATTCAGGGAATAGTAGCTCAAATGCGATCTCCCCAAGGAACCCAGTCATGCGTCCGGCCCCACGGGTGAACGAATTCGGGAGCACGCCAAGGCGCTGGCTTCGCTCGAATGCCTGTTTTACATTTTCGGAGTTCGGGGTGAACCGGATAAGTTTGCCCCTGCCCTCTTTTGAGAACTGGCGGGGCAGCTTCTTCTTCACAACATCAGTAGCCGCCCTTCAGTCTCTTCTCGACGGCATCAGGGAAAGAATCGCGGGTCCGCGAGGTCTTCTTCTTTTTAGAGGAAGAATGGACGTAGCCTCTCTTCCCAAGCGCGATGTGCTGGTCGTATGTATTTGCACGCGATGACTTACCCGTCTTGGGGTGGCGCATTACGTGGGGCTTGAAGTTTTTCTTGGTGTAGGGCATGTCTGTTAGACTTGAAATCTTTTCAGGAAGCGATCCCAAGAAGGCCAGAAGATCTCATCCATGCAGCGAATAATAGCCTCCTCCTCGTAATTCTCACAAAACCCAAGCCCAGAGAGGGACAGGGCTGCATGGAGCATCTCGTGACGAATCGTATCGTGCAGGTCTTTTCCGGTAAGGGTTTTGTCAATCGTGATAAGTTTTCGTTTGTGTGAATAAATCCCGTAGCAGTCATCCTCACTCAGATCCCTGAAGTTGATCCTCACGCGGACCCCCGCCATAGTGATGCTCTTCGGGATGTTCATCGGGGGGTAAAATTGGTTAGGGCGTGCGCGTAAACCGCCGCCAGCTTGTTTCGGCTGTCGTCGATCATCCGCCATTCTTCCGAATGGCTGCCAAAGAAAGGCTCTGCGATTACGGAATAACAGTGCGTCCTCCTCAAAAAAGCAGAACCGCGTTGGCGGGGACCGCGTGCTTTGATGCCGCGTGACTTCATATCGGGATAAGACCTCTCCATCGAATCACGTAGTGCCGTGGCCAATTGTTGGCCTCCCCTGCTTGTGGGCCAATACAACCACTCGTGGCCCCTCGCGGTGGGGGAGGCGGAATTAAAGTGAAGTTCGATTGCGGCAGTAACGCCATCTTCCCACAGCTTTCGGGATATGTAGCTTATTGCCCCACTGTAACTGCGGGCGGGGTAATGGTCATATATGGCATAGTCCTCACCGATGGCCCACCCATGTTCGTTGCTCAACAAATGCCCGATTCGGCGCACCAAGTCCCTGTTGAAATCCCACTCCGACAGGATGTTGTCACCTGTAGTATAGGCTCCCTGATCACCTAGCCGCGAATGCCCTACGCATAACCCGATTTTCATTTTTTGAATTTAAAAAGAAGCCGATACAGGGAAGCAAGACCGACCGCGATCCCGACCACCAGCGACCCAACACGCAGCCAGAATTCAAACTGTTCCTGCATACTCGTGATAAGCCCTATGGTGGGTGCAGCCATGCCGACTAGAGAATCTATGATGCGCGGGTTCATCACTTCTCTCCGATGATAACGGCCCTCCTATAGCTGTAGTCGCTGTGGAACTTGTGGTCTTCCCGACCCACCAGACTGCCCTCACAGAACTCGTAGACCTTACCCTCCTTCAGCGTGATCGTCGGGGGATCGTATAAGGCGGAGGCGTTCGCGCTTGATGCGTTTGGCAACTCGTTCCATCCGCAGCTTGCTAACGGGATCACCATCAGCGGCCAGAGCATCAAGACGATCCTCCAGCGCGTCGAGGTGCCTGTCCCTTTGCAATCTGATATGTTCGATGTAGGCATTGAGGGCAGCGGTCAGCAGTTGGAAGAATGTCCTCACTTGGATTTGGCGCGGCCCACGTTCAGGGCCATCCACGATACCACGCGACTTACGCGTGCCACCCATTTGTTATCCGATTCATTCGGCGTCATGGTCGCGATGAGTGAAGCCACAGCAATTACGCTGGCCACGATTTGCAGAAGCTGCTCTGAATTTTCGATGATGTATTGGATCATGGTAGGGGGTTACATTAAGTTGGGGGTATAGGAACCTACACCGGAGGGATCAAATCTAATGGCGGGCTTGGCCGCGCCACGGTGGGCGTCCAGTTGTTCGTCGAGAACCGCACGGCACACAGCCCAATGGTAATTGGACCGCTCCACATCTGCGTTCTCCTCGGCAATGGAGCCGAGCAACGCGTGTTTGATAGCGTGCAGGCTGGACATATAAACAACGTCCGTGGTGTCGATCAGCTTTTTGAACTTCCGCTTGAGGAGCAGCCGCAGCGACATGGTCTTGCTGTTCCTGTTGTCGATCCGGTAGCGGCGGTAACGGGTGACTTGGTTCTTCTGTCGGAGGTTGTTGGCGGCTACGCGAGTCACTTCGGGGGATGAGCTTGTCTCGACCCACAGCAACTGGACAGGAGCAGGCAGTTCAACAGTTCCTACACGAATCTCACTGATACTCGTAATGTCAGTGTCGGTTGCGTGGGTCGTAAGCCAAGGGTCGGCCTCACCGCCGCAGGTAAATTGCCCCCCTTGGGCATTAGTAATTTCGGTGGAGACTTTGGACACATCTGTCCCGTTGGAGAAAGTAACATGTACCGTCCCAGAAGCGGGGAGGTTTGTGGATGGGTTGATCGGCTTCAGCCGCAAACTGTAAGTCTTCCCCGCCACAGGCTCCTCGACGGTGGCTGAGTAGCCGTCGTCCACGATCCCGAATATGCCCAACGTGTTCTCCGTAGCCGTGTCGTCCCGACCAGCCAGTCGGTAGTCGTGGTGTTGGCTGCGGACTGAGCGGGGGAAAGAATAATCAGTGCTGCTCCCGTCAGCGTCCACGAGAGCCGAAATAATTGATTCAGCGTTGTCGGGAATGGTGAACGTGCTGGCGTCCGTAGTGACAACTTCCTCGAAAACAAGGTCGCGCCACATACCCATATTGTAGAGACGGGGTAGGGCCAGATTCAATTCTTTCAGGAACTGGGCGGAGTTAGCGCCCTTGGACCCGCATACTTCCAGCAGGGCGTCCTCGACGCCTTGAACAGTCAATGTGGCCATAGTTCAAAGTAGCAGATGGGGGGTCAAGGGTCAAGGGTCAGGGGGCTGGGCAGGGGGTAGTACGCCTGAAAATTGTATTACGCCTCCGCAGCCCTAATATGAACTAAAATAGACCAATGAACATCACTGGATACGTCCTGTGTGACCTGTGCGTCTTCATTCACAGAGCCTAGTTTTACTCGATATGTTCCTTCTCCGGCAGCGCCATCTGCGGAATGGTTTGTTGTATCATCCGCGTCTGGTAGTCCGGTTAGTCTATTATGTGGAGCGGTTTGACCCGCACTATTATCATACGCTGGCTGCGCGGGAATGTTTACGGTAGCCGTCGTCCCGTCTACTGTCACCCAGCACTTGGTGACCCTATCGTCATCGTCAAGGTCAACTTTCCAATAGAGGTAAACGTCACCATACCCGTCCAGTTGATGGTATTTTGTGTCGTTGTCGTTAAAGTTAATCCCTGAAGACATTACCTCCCCGTCTTCCGTATCTATTGTCGGGACTTTGGCATTTAGACCTTCAATAGCCCCTTGCGTAAGTTGAATAATTACATGGGCTGAAGAATAAAGACTGTTTAATTGTTCAATCCTCCAAAGCAACTGCCCGTAAGCAACCTTGGCCCCGTCATCGCCGTGCATCAACGCGAACGCGTGCGGGCGGTGCAGGAGTTCAGGGTTTTCAGGGAGGTTCCCGCTGGCGTCGAGACTGCCGATGACAGATCCGTCAGGGTAGACGGTAGGCGACATATCTTCTAGTTCAGCCATCTATCAGGACGGGGGATGAACTGTTACCACTTCCAGCAGATACCCGCCACGGAAGGGCTTCTGTGTGGCTGACCCGACAAATGCGGAAGACGGCCAATCAGTAGGGCTGGATGCACGGCACCACGGTTTGGGGTGGGCATACTCACCCAGCTTATACGTAGGATGTTCTGAGCCGATAAAGTCGATCAAGGTGATGGCCGGAGTCAGGACATTGGAGACGCTTACATTGTATTGCACCCCACTGTATTTCGCGCTGGCAGTCTTGAAGATCGTAGGAGTGGGAGGAGTGAGCGCAGCTTTGCTCCACACTTGCAGGACCGTCATCTTGGTGGGGCCACCGAAGCCGTCCTTACCCTCTTTCATGCGGACGGTCACGGCGGTCTGGCTGGAGCCGTCTTTTCTATTGGCCGTTGTGAACACCAGACTGTCCAAAACGGAGGGCCATGTGAAGTTCTGCCAAGTATCATATGTGCGGATTGTTTTGCCGTCCGGCCCATAAGTAGTGTTTGCGGCAGATGATTGTGGGATCACATCCTGAATAGTCACCTTCCACCAGTCATTCGATAGCTGTTGAGCTTCCCAGTTCCGGCCAGCGGCATCCAAGCCCCATAATTCATCATCCGCTTGTTCTGCGAGATCCTCAATATAGCCAGTATCGGGAGACCCATTCGGGGGGTTAAACGTCTCTCCGCGATGCACAACCTTCTCCACCATAGCCAACACGCCACCAGTAGCGGGGTCCATATTATGGTTAACGATATCGACGCGGTTAAAATAAACCCGCTGCTCGACAACGAAGAGGCCGTCCAATTCCTGATCCCCGATGCGCTTCTGCTGGCGAGTTAGCAGGATGTAGGTGTCATTAGGGAATTTGGCGTCGGGAACATCCGGCATCCGGTCCCCCGCATTATACTTGGCGTCTGCTTCAGTGAAGTCCGATCGCAGAGTCACATACGTCCGCACTACCGTATCGTATTTGTTTCCCCCTAAATCTGCTTGGCTGTATTCAAAATTATAATCGTCTTGGTGGAGGCGATCCGCTGCGTAGTAGTATTCAAAATACAGCCCTTCGCCGTCGGCCTGCTTCACATAGCACAGCTTGTGGATAGGGAAATTCTCCGTATCGGGGTGGGCGGTTCCGTAACTTGGGTGGGCCTTATAGACACGGGGGTTATTTGTAACAGAAAGTGTTGAGGGGGTGTCTTTAACAAAGTAAGAAAAAGTGTCTGTGTAAGATTCATCAATCGCAGTTATCTGGTGAGTCCCATTAGGACTCGTTCCTGTGTAGCCAACATCCTCAACCGTAACTACATCCCCAACCTCAAACCCATGCCCATCGCAAGTCAGGGTAATTGTGAACCCGCTAGAATGGAACCCCGCTTCAACCGTGTCATCCGGTGTGTTGCCGGTGACTAAGGTAAAAGTGGCTTTACTGGCCCCTGTAATGGTTTTCCCTGTCCCCGCCCCAACGGTCTT